TACCTGATAGGTTAGACGTTAGACCTACGCTAGTGACCGTACCAGTTCCCGGAGTAACAGTACCCCAAGCAACGCTAACACCGTCAGTCGTTAGGTATTTACCTGAGTTACTTGTCTGAGAAGGCATTAGAGCGTTAATCGCTGTTGATGCTGTAGTGTTTCCAGTACCGCCCTGAGCTATCGGCAAAGCAGTCGTTAGGGTAACGCTTCCAGAAACAGACAAGTTACCGCCAACAGTAAAGTTATCGCTATCAGCACCAGTCTGCTGATCCTTTAACTGCGCCATAAGTTCCCGAATAGCGTTATTAATATTGCTAGGTGCGCACCCTTCAGCGATATTTATCCCACCAATATCTGTATTGTTTGCTGCTGTTGCGCTGTATTCGCTAATCTTGTTCTTTGCCATGATTATCTACCGTAAATTTGTTGCAGTTCTTCACTTGTGACATTCAACGGAGTCAACAACCCTCTAGTGCCAGTTACAGCAGGAGCAAGATTTCTAGGAACTTCGGTAATGCCTGATCTCATCATATCAGCCAAGTTTTGCACTGACTGTTCCCGCAGCTTAGTAGCACCAGCCCTAGAAGCCATTGCGCCTATTGTGAATGGAACACCAATCGTAGGCTCATAAACAGAAGCACCACCAGCAAATCCAGCAGGTATAGGACTTGTAGGCGCAAATCTACCGTAGAATTTCAGCAGGTTTTGTACTGTAGTGCCTTTAGCAGCAGAACGAATAGCGGCTTGCTCATCTTTAGTAAACATCCGCATCTTTTTATCGTTCTTAGCCAATTGACGCAATTGTTGAGCCATCGAGTTTTCAGCACCAGACTGAGTAAACTTGCTAGCATCTAATTGAGCATTGGAAAGCATTTCCTCAAAAATATCCGACTTCATTAGCTTCGAGTATTCATCCCTAGCCTGTTTCCATAATGCAGTGCCAGTTTTGGTATTTAGACCAAACATATCGCTACTAGGCGCATTAGTTACATAATCATCAAATTCATTTTTCAGAATAGTCGCCATTCTGCGTTCTTCTGGATCAATACTTGCCTGTGCGCTACGAATTGCTTTCCGCAAATTAGTTAAACCAGTGAAATCTTTTGGCGTATTCGGGTCAGTTAAACGCTTAAAAGCAATATCTAGTTTAGGATAGGCTCCACCAACCTCATAACCCTCATCTCTCAAGCCATTCATTACCCCTTCCATCTTATTGGCAAACTTAGGGGCATTAAACATTACGCCTGATTCTTTAGCCTTTTCAAACAATCTAGTCGATTTTGCTGCCAATTCTTCTCTACTTACTACTGGCTGTTTAGCGCCAACGCCAAACGCTGCGCCAGTACCCATGCCAGCAACCATGCCAGCCACAGGACTTCCAGTAAGCTCATAAGCCGTTTGACCAGCCATTGCAGACGGAGCAGAAGCAGCTAATTGCCTTCCGGGTTCGCTAGCCATAGTCTGAGCTACGCCACGACCTACTGGACTAGCTGCGGTCTGAGATAGAGCTTGTAAGCCTCTTATCTGACCACCAAAGCCACCCAAACCAGCACCACCAGCCTGAATTACTCGTTCACCAGTAGTTTCAGGAACAGGGAAACCAAGTCGGGTTAGGAGATTCTCAACAGCACTAGACGGTGATGGAATCTGATATTTCTCAGGCAACATTACGTTAGCAGCCTGAGTGCCTAGTTCAGCAATAGGCAACGCTAAACTACCTGCCAATGCTCCCGGAGCACCACCAACCATAAAGCCACCAGCAGCACCAGTAGCCACAGGAGCCGCACCACGAAATGCTAAGCCAGCACCTCTAACTAATTCCTCTTTGACACCACGAGGCTGTGCATTAGCCGCAGCAGCCTGATAAGCCTCGGCATCCGTTAATGGACGATCAGACTCTACCTGATACGTTCCAGAACCCGGAATAGTGACCTCATAAATGTTAGGAGGCATTAGCGCACCTTTTTAACTTTTACACCGCTAGGAACTTGAGCAGCAGGAGCGTTTTGCTCAACAACCGTACCCTTCAACAAGTCATCGAACTCACCGTTATAGCCGTAAGTACGAGCATATTCGTTAGGAATCGTCTTAATTGCTCGATTTGAAACGTTGATATATTGCTTCAATTGTTTGATAAATTCGTCCTTTTTCATCCCTACCGTTAAGGAAGATTGAATCTTGGACAAACTATCCATTTCAGCAACAGCTACGTTACCAACTGCACCACCCGTAGGGGATGCCTGTCTCATCTGTGAAAGTTCATTTACAAATGCACGACCAAGCAGGTTATTTACCAGTTGATTAGCCGTATAAGCGTCCGTCCCCGGCACATTCTTCATGGCAGGGGCAGTCATGCCTGTTAGAGCGTCTATGTATGCAGGATTACTTAGTAACTTTTCAGCCGAATCTCTAGCATCAACGACATTCTTTAGCGCATAACTAGCCAAACCAACACTAGAACTCTGCTTAGTTAGCAAATCCTGTTTCGTCTTTGGTGGGACTTTAGAATCAGGCTGCTTAATTAACGGAGTTACGTTAATGTCAACAACTGGGGTCTTAATGTCTTTTACGACTTGTCTAGCTTCTTGAGGAGTTGTTACTGGAGCAGGAGAGACTGCCGTAACACTTGGCGCAACAGTAGCTTTTGGCGCAACAGCAGGAGGAGCAACAGCAGGAACTTGGGCAGTTGTTGCCCCCGGTGGCTGCGCTTGACCACCCAACATTTGCTCTCTGGATGTTGGAACCGGAACGCCAACACCTGTCTCAAATTGCAACTTCTGAGCATCAATAACAATTTTAGTCTGATCTGCTTGAGTAGGAGCATTAGCAAATCGCAGCACTAAATCATTCTGCTGTGGGCTAAGTTTGGTCATATCGTTAGTGCCAAACATACGAACAGCAAAGTTCCCCGGCAAACCTTCAAACTTATATTGCTTCTGAGACTGAGCAACATCGGCATCAATCTTTTGCAATGCAGAAACAAAGTCTTGTGGCTTCAGGCTATCTCTAAGTGAATTCAAAGTTTTATATTGCTCTTTGAATGACTCAGGAGCATTTTGAATTCGAGCATCCAAGTTAGTCTCAGCAGCCATCAACTGCTGTTGACGCTCTCTTAGCCTATCAGCTAGCCGAGCAGAAGCCTCTGCCTCAGTTGGTCTGCGTAATGAAGAATAAGCCTGAGCATCTGCCAATGCGCCTTGAATTTGAGTCTCTAATCGTGCTATTTCTGGATTGCCAGTTATCTCTACTGGAGGCAAACCACCCTCTACAGGAGCAGGAGCAGCGGCAGGAGCAGGAGTCGGCATATAAGCCTCTCTAGCCTTCTGAAACTGGCTACGTTCAGCAAGTATCTTCAGACCTTCTGCTGGATTTGCTCGAATATATGCCTTCGTAGCATCATCGACATTCGGGTCTTGTAAAACCTTATTAATTGCATCAAGTTGCATCCTAGACTGTTGCAACTTTTGCACATCGGCTATCTGACCAATACCAGCCTGATACGTCTGACCTGCACCTGAAAACCCTTGAGCAGCAGCAGACAAGATATTCTGTAGCGCAGAACGAGGATAACCACCGCCACCCATTCCCTGAGCCAATGCAGCACCAAAACCTAGCAATCCAGCTAGGTTAGAACGCTTTTCTAATGAAGCCTGTTCCTGTGGACTTAACAATCCTTGATAAACGGTCGGAGTGCCACCAAAGATATTAGGGACGTAATCTTCTAATGCCATATGTCACCTATAACAGACTGATTTTAGGGATTGGCGAGGAATAAGGCATTGCCTGTTCTTCCGCTGGTCTGCCTCGTAGCAATCCGGGATTCTGCACTTGTTTCTGTCTAAATTCTTCTTCTGCTGCTTGACCTGCCAACCTTGTAGCAAACGGATTCTCTCGGCTAAATTCGCTAAAAGACTTAGGAATTTTCTGCAATGTATCCATCAGACCTACGCTAGTAGCAGCAGGAGATAGACCAACACCACTCATTGCAGGTGGAGCTAAATTAGCAACACCCGGAGCTAGTCCAGAAGCAGGAGTCAAACCCATCCCTGAAAACGCCGTAGGAGCCGTTAAACCTGTAGCCGCACCCATCTTTAGACCTGTAGCAGCAGGAGCCAAGCCAGCACCAGCGTTAGCAGCAGCACCAGCCGCACCACTAGCAGCACCAAATACGCCACCACCAACGCCACCAAGCAATGCGCCTAGTAGCGGATTACCACCCCTAGCAGCAGACGTTGCACCGCCTAGCATCGCACCTAACATAACTGGCGCACCCATTATTTACCCCCTGAAGTAGCTGTCTTAGTCTCCAATGGCGCACCATAGAAGATGTTAGTGGTACGACGCAGACGATCTAGCGGTATATCCTGAGCCTTCAACGCACCCTCGATAGCTTGCTGATCGTAAGCCTCTCGACCTTGACCAACCTGTAGGAGTTTCTGAATATCCGAATAATCCTGAGCAGCTAACGCTGGAGCCAACTGAGCCGCTTGTTGCTGTCTGGCTAGATCAGCCGACGTAATGTCCTGAGCAGCACTTAAAGCACCTAAACGAGTTCTTAGGTTCGCTTGCTCACCAGCCGTTAGACCACCAGCACCTGCAAAGCGATTCGCTATCGCCTGTTGCTCCAGACCGCCTAAACGATTCATAGCAGCCTCTTGAGCCTGACGCTCTAGTTGGTAATTCTGTAGGAACGCTTGCTGATTCTGTTCTGCTAACGCTCTAGCTAAAACATCCTGACTTCTGGCAGTCTGTTGTGCCATAGCACCAGAACCATAACGACCAGCAGCAGCAGCCTTAGCCTGTAAATCCTTCATGCTCTCGCCAAAAGCCTCACCAGCTAGACGATTAGCCTGAGATAACGCACCCTGAAGGTACGGACTAGCACCGCTGAGATAAGCACCGCCAGCAGTTGATTTCGTTAGACGAGCAGCCTCAGACTCCGGCTGACCTTCCATCATGGATCGATAGAAACCAGCAGACGGATCGTAAGCACCCATCCCCATAGCCTCAATCTTTCCGGCATAGGGGCTTGTATAGCCCATTTGTTGAGCTAGTACGTTCTTAGCTTGTCCTGTTAGTGGAGAACCTGCTAAAGCACGTTGTTCAGCAGCAGACATCGCCTGTAGAGTCGCAGCAGATGGACTAACCGCTAAAGTCTCTGGTACGTTAGGCATTGCTCCGTATAGTCGCTTGGCTTCTTCCAAGCCAAACTTCATAAACGGCTTAAATTCCGGGTCGATTTCCGTCTTTTGTTCGCTTCCACCGCCACCCATATCACACCTCGCTGATCCATTCTCTAGGACGGAATCCGTAAGCCTTAGCCCGACGATTCCACCCCGGACGATGACTAGAGAAACTTAAATATTTGATATTAGCTTCTCTTGCCATATCTTTGATAAATTGTAAACCTTTTTCCACCAACTGATAATCATTTTCTAACGTCCAAGCCGCCCAAACATGGAGCTTTTGGTTCACAGGCTGTAGTACAAAGTACCCTGCAAAATGACTATCTTTTAACGCTACCCATAAAAACGATTTCTGGTTCCAGCAGTCTGCGTACACATCCTCTGGTATCCAGTTCTCAGGGCTACGTTTCTTTATTTCCTCTAGTCCGGGCTTGACGCTCATCCACCAGTTTCTGAGTTGGTCAGGCTCGATCAGTTTGAATTCAATCATCCGACGATAATGTATCCGTAAGTTTTATCAGCAGTATCGTTAGCCCAATGACTAACGGTGGCTTGCCCTTGTTGTTGACTAGAAACGTAAAGATTCGTTGTTGCCATTGGTGCAATGTACTGCATTGTCACAATAGCAGCAGGAATAATCGGTCTAGCAGGGCTAGTTGTTGCAGCGTAGCTAATTAAGGAAACTGTCGTAGCCGATACCAATCCAGCCACTTCAACGTAATCACCAGCCGCTAAATCAACAAAGATATTAACAGTTCCAACGGCATGACTAGGATCGCCAGCACTTTTTCTTATGGGTAAATCAAACCTAGTTGCCGATCTTGCAATGTCTGAACCATTCTTGCGGAACCAAACATCTGCATATTGCAGTGCATTATCGTCACTAGCCAACTGAATCGAAAACTGGACGTTATAAACACCCGCATTACGGACATTTAGCCGACTGTTGTTAGAAAGATAAATTCCGCTAGATTCTTCCGTCGTATCGTACTCAATCGTAGCCGGAGTCATTGCCACTGGCGCAGTCTGGCTCGTATTCCTCGTAAAAGCCCCATAGGGAGCTGCGTCAGCTTCGGCAGCATCAGATATAGGGACAAAGAAAATAAGGCTCTCGTAGCCTATACGCCCGTCGTAGAGGGTCGTTGTGGTGGCATTGCCTGTCGCTAGGGTCAGAGTCCCTGTGTTATTCGTCTTCCCATCCATTGCCCCACGCAAAACCTCAGCAACATCACGCTCTGAGGCTCCGAATGGCGGTAATGTGCGAAATTGACGGGTCATCGATCACCAGCTTTCGTTACATCGACATCAACAGCCACCACAGTACGCCAGTTACTACCCGTAGGACGTACCTTTACCCTGTGATAATTACCGCTAGACCGGACAGACACCCGATTTATTGAATCTGGAGAGGCATAAGACGTAAAAGTAACGTTATCTTGGAGCAAGACTCGGCTAGATACCGCTACATCACCACTGCCATTGTCCACAATCGGCTTAACGAGGGTCATTAAGCTCCTGCCAATGTCTATATCGTTGGTAGTCACCGAGGCTTCAGCAAAATCGCCAGTAAATCCGTACACTTTTTGACCGAAAACCGCCGCTAGGAACCAAGTTCCACCCGCATAAGCACGATCATCCAGCGTAATCGAGGCAGCATCAATCGATGGTAACGATAAAGTACAGTTACTCGTAGAAATAGACCCTGAAGCTACCGTCGTAAACGTGAAACTGTTGTCATCGACCTTAGTAATTTGATAAAAACCGTCAGCAGCACCGCCAGACGTTGCGTCAAAGTAAACATAGGCATTGGTATTTAGCCCATGATTGTTTGCCGTTACGGTAACAGTCGTAGTTGTACGAGTGTAAGTACCTGCTAACGTATTCGTTCCCGGAGTAATCGAGAGTTTATCCAATGCCTCTAGGGAAGCAGAGGAAGTCACCACATAAGAGATCGACTGAACGTTAATAGTCGAATAAGACCAGCGGTTTAGCTTCTGGCTGTAAATAAGTAATTTGTTACCTGCGGCAGTCGGGACTACCCAAATAATGAGAGAACGTACAGGATCAACTGTCGCACTCATCTCGCTTGTTACTTTGCTAATAGAGACATTCTCAAAGAACCAGCGGTCAACCTTCTCAGCACCAATCGGGGTTACTGTCTGACCGTTGCAAGAATAGAAACCATCGTCCGCTAGGAAATAGGTAATCCCTGATAGCTGAGCAATTGATCCATTAGCGATACATCCCAAAGACCGAGAGATAGCGTCAAACTGGAAAAAGAACGGGCTACCAGCATACGTCATCCGGTAGATTGCCTTCTCCAAGAAGATCAGACCGTATTCACCGCCAGCGATACCAGTAATATCACCACCGTCAGGAAGCACCTGAGCATCAGCCTGAACAGCCGAGGATGGAGTCCAGACAAGCTCGTTATTGATGTCAGACCAGTAAACCTTAGATTCCTCGCCAGCCACATTAGCCGCAACGACGAAATCCCGGACAACTGTGACAAACTTGGCAATAGGCGCATCAGCCGATAAATCTGCAAAAGCCGTACTTGAGCCTAAATCAAACGCCTGTAGCTTGGCATTACCGTCAGCAGCAATCACTACCGACCCAAACTGCGTTACATCCCACGATAGAGCCGTATAACCACCGCTTTTACTGACATCAACGTAAGAGTTATTGGTCGTATCAAACTTGAAAATCTTTGAGGCACTAGCCGCAAATAACGTATTCTGACCACCATACTTGCCACCAAAGCAAGTCAACAATGTCTCGGAAGCCTGAGTCTCATCGTTAGGATACGGCTCAATATTCGGGATAGGCGCATAGCCACTAGCCACCGGATAACAGTTCACCGCATCAGATACCGCCTGAATGATACTCGGCTGGTCTGGTAGCCATTCACCAAAGTTTATTCTTGTCGTTGCCATGTATCACTCACCGGAGAAACTTTCGTCCATTCTTCACCGTAAATCATGCCCTCGGCAGTAACCACAGCCCTAGCAGTCATTGACCCTACAGCACTCGATCTAGTAACGCCGCCTACGCAACGAACATCAGCCTTACCCAAAATCTCAGCCGATGCCAAAACAGCATTATTCGCTATCGCTGTAAATGTACCTACGCCAACGATCTGAGCAGACGCAAACTTAGCCGTTCCACCTACCGCTGTAACCGTCGCAGTGCCAACAATAGCCGCTACAGCAGACCTAGAGTAACCGCCTAGCGCAGTGACCACAGCCCTGCCAGTAACCGATGCTGAGCCTTGTATAGCACCCTCGTAAGCCGTTACAACAGCCCGACCAAGGATTGCACCAGAGGCACTAACCGTTTTAGTTCCAGCCGCAGTAACTAACGCTCGACCGTTAATCGCCCCTGACGCTGTGACAAGCGTAGTGATGCTATCTTCAGATATTGCAGCAGCAGATAACGGTAGGAATCCAAGCATTTAATCCTCTACTATCTCGACCCAAGATGTCGTTGCCTCATCCCATGAGTACATCTTTCCATCGGTAGGCATTGCTACTGGCGGTTGCCATTGAGCATTAGCGTCTAATGTCCACGATGGATAAGGCTGCGGAGGGACAAAAGCATCAATGTCTATTTGGTAAGTGTAGCCGATTCCAGCGTAATTCTTACGGAAATTACCGTTATAGCTAGTCTGTTTCCAAGTCCCACCAAATAAACGCTCACAGAAAGCAGAGCCTATATATTCCTTCTCCACCCCATTAACGTCGCTAGTGTCTTTGTTATCAATAACGATAACTTGAGTCACGACGTTATTCTCATCAAGTTGGGCAAAATGTGCCATTACGCCTCCAATTTCAAACCAGTCAACGACATCTCATCCCCAACAATGCCAACCGGGAATGTATTAAAACTCATGCTTATCCGCACATCTTCACCTTGAACTGTCGGCACGTTATGCTCAAGCGAAGAAGGAAACAGAATCAACCGCCCTTTAATCGCCTCAAACCACCACGATTCTGAGTTGTACAAGTTCCAGTTCTCAGGTGGAAACTTTATTTGTTGCCAGCCTGAACGATAGAAATAAATCTTATCGTCAGGATTAGTGTTTAGGTAAAAGACACCAGACACAAAACTGTTTGGGTGAGCGTGTTTGTGATGCCACTGCC